AAAAATGGCCCAGATGATGAAATATGGGTTTATACGAAACTCGTGGACGGAACTTATGATTGGGTGCTTCAAACCTCTACTCGATTACCAGATGATATACAAGAAAAAATTGATAATTCCGTTCCTTCTGATGAAATTGTAAAAACAATCAATTTATCACAAGAGATGGATGGTAAAGAATGGTTAAAGATAACTGGTGCCAAAATCTGGTTGACAGATCAAACAAAAATAGATGATGCCATCATTCGGGACGCTATGATTGGAAGTCTTAGTGCCTCGAAAATCAACGCTGGAACTTTGAATGCGGCAACAATAGATGTAATTAATTTGAACGCTAAATCTTTGAGCGCAGGGACTATTAGTGGAAAAAATTTATCTATAAATCTTGACACTGGTGCCGTTCAATTTCAAAAGGGATATATTGCTGGTGCAGATAATCTAATTCGCTTTGATTTAAATAACAGCTTGTTTCAGTCATTTAGTTCTGGAGGTTCAGGATTTAAAGTTCAATACGGAAGATTTACCTTTTATGATGTTAATCAAACAGAAATAGGTTTCGTGCAACCTTGGGCCTATCAAGATAATCCTGGTATTTATTTAAAAGGTGCAAAAAATCTAAATTTGGAAGGTGATACTGTTAGTATACAACTTGGGACCACTACATATGGGACAAATAGAATAATAATGTTTGGGCGAACTACAATGGTAAACCAAGCAGAAATCTTTGGTAAATTAACCGTAGGTGGTGATTTAAGTGTTATTGGCTCAAAAAATGCGGCTCATGTTACGAGGGATGGCCTTAGGTTGACGCCAGCTTATGAGACAGCAGAATCCTATCTAGGATATTGGGACTGCAGAAACTGGCGAAGACTGCACAGTCGTTATTCCTATTGAAGAACATTTTTCTGATGTTATCAATACAGATTACGAGTATCAGGTCTTCTTACAAATTTATGGAGAAGGTTCTATATGTGTTGTATCGAGAGACAAAACTAGTTTCACTGTACAGTCATCCGTTCCTAATCTTCCTTTTGCATGGGAAATCAAAGGTAAGAGAAGAGGCTACGAAGATGACCGACTGATTTTAACTGATATGAAATTTGAAGAAATAAAGAAGCTTGAAGAGCGAAATATATTGGAGGAGGAAGGATGAATAAAGAGATTGATGTAGAAAAATTAGTTAGTAAACTACTATCTAAAATTGCTCAATTAGAATTAGATAATGCCAAACTGGCGGTATTAGTTGAAACTTATGAGCAAGAAAATTCTAAGGAGGTTGGGAAATAATGAGTTATGAAAAACAAACCTGGAATAAGTATGATGAACTAAAAACTGAAGAAGAGAATATCGAAAATGGTGCGGTTGTAACTGATAATCGTATGAATCATATTGAAAATGGTATTGGAGACAATAATACTAATCTTGCTTCGCATCTTGCGAATACAAATAATCCTCACAAAGTTACGGTTGCACAAGTCGGGCTCGATAAGGTTGATAATGTTAAACAAGCTTCAAAGGCAGAGTTTGATTCTCATACAAGTGATGCATCTAACCCACATAAGGTTACTGCCTCACAAGTTGGTTCTTATTCTAAAAGTGAATCAGATGACAAACTAGCAACTCAGAAACAAGCAATGGATTCTCATGTCAATAATAAAGCTAACCCCCATGCAGTAACCGCAAGCCAAGTTGGGGCTTACTCAAAACAGGAAATAGATACAAAGTTATCAAAGGCTTTAATGGCTGATGATTCTGGAAAAGTTATTATTAAGGATTTAGTGGCTTCTAGCATTACATTACCTAATGACACTAACGGATGGATCACACTTCAAAACTTGCATTATAAAAAGAAAAATGGACTTGTTAGTTTTTGGTTCGACTTCACAACAACAGCATCTGGAACTGCTATAGTCGGTACTTTCCCAGATGGAGTTATTTCACCTAATGACGTCATGTTTGTTATTGTCAACTGGACTACCACAACGGCATCAAGTAAAGTTTTACAGTTAACAGGATTGAACAGTAGCATAAATACTGGTTTAGTTGGTATTCTAAACGCTGCAGCAAATACACGATACACAGGCCACTTTACATTTTCAGTATAAAAAGAAAGACAAAAATGATTACTAAATGATTCTAATTACAGTTTAAGTATGATATTTAGAAAGAAGGAGTAATGGAGTTAGAAAAAATTGTTGAGCAGCACGAAAGTCAGCTTCAACAACAAAGTAAGGAAATAAAACAGCACAGCAAAGAAATTGCTCGGCTTAGTGACATGTCTGTTGAAATACAAAAGCAAATGAGTGAGGGATTGGCTCGTGTTGATGAATCAAATCGCTTTTTGCGAGAGCAAAATACTCGTCAATCTGAACAGAATGCGCAAATTTTGCAAGCTGTTATCAAGGGGAATGAAAGCTCAGATGAACGTCAGTTTCAGTTGAAATTACTTGATAAAACAAACTTTTGGAAGTTGGCGCTTGGAATCGGAGGTTCTGCAGCAGCAATTTTTGCAGCATTAACTGAAATAATCAAAGTATTTTTTAAATAAAGGAGAAAAAACATGAAAACAATTGATAAAGGAACACTTACAAGAACAATCTTACTCTGGTTAGCAATTTTAAATCAAATTTTAACAGCGTTAAACATGAACCCATTGCCTCTTGATGATAATACTGTCAGCACAGTCATCACAACAGTTTTTGCACTTTGGGCATGGTGGAAGAACAATGATTTCACTCATGCAGCCAAAAAAGGAACTGAACTTACAAAAAGTTTAAAAAATGGAGATAGTGTTCAAGTAGTTAAGGCATCTGATTCTGACCATGAATTCACAGAGGGAGGCGAATAATATGGGAAATAACAACGATAATATTTTTACTTATCATAAGCCAAATGAAAAAACAGAAGACAGATATACCCAACTTCGTGCAAAAGCACGAGAGTTTTCAGAGCTAGTTGATAAACTTGTTCCTGCTAGTCGTGAACAATCATTGGCCAAAACAAAGATTGAAGAAGCGGTAATGTGGGCTAATGCTGGAGTTGCTAGAAACGTCAAAGGAGGCGAATAATGTCAAGTATTGAAAATATGATTGCTTGGATGCAAGCACGAAAAGGCAAAGTTACTTACTCG